GTTTACGATAACGAGGCCGCAGCGAACGCGCATGCTGCCAGTGGTCCAGACTATAGGGTTGAAGCGGCGACAATCCTGAGTACTTACGATGCTTAACTTCCTACGCCAATATGCCCGCAACTATAAGTTTTCGCAGAACGGCGAAGAAGGCGTGCTACTGGAAGCGCTTGTGCGTCTAAACCAGAACCAGGGCTACTGTGTCGAGATTGGCGGCTCAGACGGGTTGTTCTGCTCAAACACGGCGCTGCTATTGGAAAACGTTGGCTGGTCTGGTCTGTTCGCTGAATCCGACTACAACCTCTACCTCAAGTGCAAGGAGAACTGGCAAGACAACCCGCGAGTCCGCTGCCAGTGCTCCCGTGTAGACGCGCGCAACGTCAACGCCTTTGTCGACGAACGCTGTGACCTCTTAAGTCTGGACACCGATGGCAGCGACTATGCCATCTTCTGCGGTATGAAAGCCCGCCCCAAGATCGTGATAGTCGAAATTGACTCCAGCATTGAACCGCCTGACGAGCGTGTCAACCCTGACGGCGGCGTGGGCTATTGGGCCATGACGGTGGCGGCGCTGGAACGTGGCTACTTTATATTGTGCCACACAGGCAATTTGGTTCTCGTCAGACAGGATTACGGGCATCTTTTCCCCGAGTGTGAGCCACATCCGTTGCTGGAATGGGAGCTGTACTTTAACCGATCCTGGTTGAGCAAATAGAGAGAGGGAGCAAGCATATGAGCAGGAAGAAAACACTAACCGACCACTACACCAACACAATGCGCACAGGGGCCGTAACCGTCGGTCACGCAGCGGGACTAGCCGGCGCCGCACTGCGCCAGGCCCCCTGTCCGATAGCTCGCAGTGCTGGCAAGTCACTGGAACGGGCGGGTGACGCGGTAGCCCGCAAGGCCGTGGACCAGTGCTCGCGTGATACCCCGGCGTTGAAACAGTGTAATGATGATTAGCAGACTGGTTTGGCTACGGGCATGAAGGTTGTTGTTCCCTACACGAGGCTGCGGCGGGAGCAACGGTGGTTACTCAGGCGTTACAGTCCGCATTACGTCGACGTCAGTGCCAGTGACGACGCCTACTGGACGCTGCTTACGGAACTATGGCAGCAACGCGAAACAGTTGTCCTGGTCGAGCACGATATTCTGCCGTGGCCGGGTGCGCTGGAAGAGTTAACCGCTTGCCCCGCGCTGTGGTGCGCGTACTCGTACGATCAACATGGCATTGGCATCTTTCATAGCTTTGGCTGCGTCAAGTTTTCTGGCGAACTAATGAACCTGCTACCCGACATCTGGCAGGGCATGGACAAGCACTGGAGCAAGTTGGACCAGCAATTCGAGTGGCGTGCGTTTCAAGCAGGCCAGCGGCCACACGGCCATCGCCCTGCAGTGATTCACCTGCATGGGTATGATTGATGGAGCGTTATAAGGTGAGGGGTGAGGGAAAAGTACTTCAATCGGGGGTGGTTATGAGGCATATCTCCGAACAGAATAATAAGGTGATTATTGCACTGCATAATTTGTGGTGTCGGGTGCTCTATACCAAGCGGATAGGAATAATCCCCGCCCTGAGGCATCGACACCGATTTCAACGGTGGACTGGGGCACAGAACTTACTCTGTTGGTGTGGCGGAGTAAAAATCAAGTGAGTGGTACCTACATTGCAGGCCACACTGGACTTGTTGGCAGCGCGTTGCTGCGGCGCATACCTGATGCTGTTACACATACCCACGCGCAACTTGACCTAAGAAGCCAGGCAGACACCTACGGCTTCTTTTGGGGTAATAAGATTCAGCATGTCTATCTCGCAGCGGCCAAAGTCGGTGGCATCCACGCGAACTCCACTTATCCAGCGGATTTCATTCGCGACAATCTGCTAATTCAAGGCAACGTCATTAATGCGGCCTATAAATTTCACACCAAGAAGCTCTTATTCCTTGGCTCATCCTGCATCTATCCGCGTGACGCACAGCAACCGATTAGCGAAGACGCGTTGCTTACTGGCCCGCTTGAGCCGACCAACCAGTGGTACGCAATTGCCAAGATTGCGGGATTGAAGATGTGCCAGGCTTACCGCAAGCAATATGGATTCAACGCAATCTGCGCCATGCCTACTAACCTCTATGGCCCTAACGATCACTTTGATTCCATCGATGCGCATGTGATCCCCTCATTGATGTCACGACTGTACCGAGCAGCGCAGAACGAGGACCGGTCAATCACCCTCTGGGGCACTGGCAAGGCGCTGCGCGAATTCCTGCACGTTGACGATCTTGCTAATGCGCTGATAACGCTGATGGCTGAGTACAACGACAGTGAGCCAATCAATGTGGGCTCCAGGCAGGAGATCACTATCAGCGAACTTGCTCACATGATTGCTGAGATTGTCGGCTATCGTGGCGAGATTAAGTTTGACCCCAGCAAGCCCGATGGCCCGCCGCGCAAGCTACTGGATAGTACGCGCCTTAATGCACTTGGCTGGCGTGCTAAGATTGATCTCTATGACGGACTTCGCTCAACCTTTGACTGGTATCGCACACGAGTGGGAGATGCTGGATCAGGGGGAGGCAACGTGTTTGCGATGTTGGCTGAGCAGCCTGAATTGCAATAGCTTCGTCTGTGCTGGCAAGGATATGAATCATAATGATATTGACCTTGGTGATAACCATTCAATGCGGTTTGTGGGATGGTTTCCAGATCGAAAACTTAACCCGCAATGGAAAGACTATTCAGACGTTGAGAGGTGCGGCGTTATGATAACGCACCTCCGGGTAGATAATGGAGAGCAATGTGAGGGGTTTGTGCACTTTGATTTGCCTGAAACAAAACATATGATGCCAGATAACCATCGGTGGAAAGTCGAACAATGGGAGCCGTTGACTATTAGCCCAAGCGTGCTATGTCGACGTTGCGGAGATCACGGTTTTATCCGTGAGGGAAAATGGGTACGCGCGTGAGTCTCGTGACATTTGCCAGCCTTGGTCGTTATGGACGATGGGCCAATCAGCTATTTCAAGTAGCCTCTACGATAGGGATAGCCCGTCGCAACGGCTTTGACTTCGCCTTTCCACTTTGGATCAACCACGATCATAAAGACCGCTTTGGTTCAAGCGAAGATTGCGACGTATATCGCCACTTTGTTAACTCGCTGCCTGTTTACAATGGTCCAACATTGCCTGACCGTTTCATTGACTGGGGTTATCACGACGTGCGCCTGACAGAAAGCGTAAGCCTGAGCGGGCACCTGCAAAGTGAGCGTTACTTTGAGCATTGCATTGATGAGGTTCGTTGGTGGCTGCGCATGACTGACGAGCCTGTGCAGAATGACTACGTGGCAATCCACGTCAGGCGTGGTGATTACGACGGCGGCTATCACCCACGTGTGCCTGAGAATTATTATCGGGCAGCGATGGGGCGATTCCCTGGCGCTAAGTTTCTTGTCTTCAGCGATGATATTGCCGAGTGCAAGCGGATGTTCGGCAACGAGGTTGACTACAGCGAGGGACGCAACTACCTTGATGATTTCCGGTTACTTAAAAGATGCACGTCGTTCATCATTGCTAACTCTGCCTACAGCGCAATGGCAGCGATTTTAGGCGAGGCACCAAACAAGCGCGTGATTGCGCCGCGCCCGTGGTTTGGACCGCGATACACGTCGATTACTGGTGAGGATATATATTCTAATAACTGGCAGGTGCTTGATTGGCAGAAAGGATTACAATGAATCGTAGAGATGTTTTCAGGTCATTGTTGGGCATGGCAGCGTGCTACGGTCTTACCCCACAGATCCCTACGGTGTTAGCCGAGAATAATGATAACGACGATCACCAATGTGGTGACTCGTGTTTCTACGCCGCAGAGACCGTGGCGCGAGAGATTATTAAGGAAACAGGCCATTGGAAAATCGGGTTACATGACTGGTCAAAGCGCCGGATGGTTGTGACTCAATGTGGTAATGCGGCCTGCGAGGTCAGATTGGCAAGTCCTAGCCATTATCCCTACTGGGAGTATTGCAGGCGTCGGATGACTAGCGAAGAGAGGGCTAGTTTTCGGGCGGAGTACGGACGTTCTCATCAGTTAATACTATGCTTTCGTCGGGACGGAGAGGGATTTCTGTTCCGAGGCTTTGTTCTGAACGGCAGGCAAGATGGTTGGAATCTAAGTATGGATAGAGGGACGAGGCGGGAGCTTTGAAATAACTTTTGTTGCATTCTGACCGCATGGTTGTGTTAAAGTGTGGCACGGAATGAGCCAGCAATCCCCTAAGCCTGAATCAACACTGCTAAATTCGCAGAATGTTCCGTTAGTCAAACCAGATGTGCGTCAGGAGACGAAGCAGGAACTACAGAAGATTGAGCGGCAGTTGTACAACCTGATCGACCGCGTCAAGGGATTGCGACAGAAGAGCGCGACTTGATAACAAATTAGCGAGTTAAGCGTCAGCCCGTGATGACGACCTGCCCGCCGTGATTTCCAGCAATGGAGATCGCGACGGGCTTTTTGCTTATGCCGATAGAGCGCAAATTTACCAGCTTAAAGGATCTGAAAGTCTCCGACGATGGCTCAGGTTCCATCGAGGGTTATCGCTCGGTTTATGGCGTCATTGACGAAGGCGGCGACATTGTTGTCAAGGGCGCATTCAAAGATACGCTCAGCGACTACCTTTTAAGCGGCTTCACTGCACAGTCTCATGATTGGGACTTTGATAAAGCAGTGGGCTTTCCTGTTGATGCGCACGAAGATGATCACGGCTGGTTCGTCAAGTCACAATTTCACTCTACGCCTGACGCGCAGAACGTGCGCACTAAGGCAAAGGAGCGCTTGGCGGCGGGTAAAACCGTTGGCTTCTCGTTTGGCTATGCGCCGACGTCCTTTGTCCATGTCGAGGCTAAAGACTATGACGCCGAATTGCCTAAGTACATCAAGTCCGATCTCCTGCCTGCAATGCTGGAAAAGGCGCAAAAGTTTAACCGCATTCGCATCCTGAAGTCAGTTGAGGCGATTGAAGACTCCATTGTTACCGCACCAATGAATAAGCGGGCAACGGCAACCGCCGCGAAGTCGGCAACTGATGTTGTTACAGACGGCAAGGGCATGCTCGCGGAAGAGATGGCCCAAACGACTCCCTCTACGTGGGAGGTTGAGTCGGCGCTACGTCGTGTTGTGCGCAAGATTGCCGAGACGGCTAAAGATTCCGACGTAACCGGCGTCGTCATGGACTGGAAGGCGAAGGTAGCCGAAGCCTTTAACGAGTACCCGCCGACAATGATTCCGCTGGTCACGGCGCAAATCGAAGAATTCCTAAACAGTTCTGACGACGAGTTTTACCTCAAAGGGCAGCCGGTATCCGACTCCTTTGAGTCCTTTGACGATGTGGTATCCGCATTGGCGAAGCACACCAGCAACATGCAGCGCAACCACGAGAACCGGGT